AACCAATCCACTTCCTCTAACTTTTACTTTATTAAGGATCATATTTGGTAAAGAATTAATAATCATACTTCCTACTATCTCCCAAGGGTTAGTTCCTTGATAATTTTCACTACCAGCATAAATATTATTAACACTTATTGTTCCTGATGTAATATAAGAACTATCAATTGTATCTATCTGAATATTAGCTCCGCTTTGAATGTAAACAGAATCTACATTAGCACTAACAGAACCAATATGAATCCCACCACTAATTCCAACAAGTGGAGTTCCAGATATTGATGCATCTACCCATAATCTTCCTAAATCAGTTTCAACAGAAGAATCAACCATAGCATAATTAATTCCATTTCCTGGACCACTACCTGTAAGTTGAGCCATACTATTTCCTCACTCCTTTTCTTCCACCTGTCATCTTTCCAGTTCCTTTTCCACTAGCTCTCCCTCGACCCATTCCTCTTCCATCTCTTGGACCTGTTGAACCGCTTCTTGGACCTGTCTTATCTCTTCTTGGCATTTTAAATTATATACCTCCTTTTCATTTTAACTCCGTAATTGGAGCATATGTACATCTACATAAAGGATGAGCAGGCATTTCTGGCTCACTTCCAATTTCATAAATTTTACCATCTAAATCTTCACAAATAGCGCATGTTCTTTCTCCAAATGATGCAACCCAAGTTATTTGTTTTATTCCATTCTCTTTATAATATTTAACTGCTCCACTATTCGCTGCTCTTGTAACTTCTGTTCTTACAATACCAATTGCTCTCTTATCTGCACTTCTTGATAATATTGGCAATCCGCTTGAACCAATCTTAATTTTACCATCTTCATTTAATCTATATAAATCTTTTAATCCAACCTTTTTATCAACTTGTTTAGCCATCTCTTTCATACCAAGCCCTTTCATAAACCCATTATCTAATATCTTTCTTATCTCATTAATTTGCGGTTCCGTTAAGAATCCTGCAGTTAATTGTGTTTCAGTAACTCCTTTTAAGAAATTAAAATCATATTCTTCTAAAGCAGTATGTATTTTTGCTAAATATTTCTTATATGAAAATCCTAACCATTCATCAACATCATTCATATTCTCCCAGCTTTCAGTACAATGTGGACAATCTTTTGCGTATTCATAATTTTGGTTTATTTGTTTCTTTACGTTCTTCTTTAATTTTTTCTCTTTCTTATAAGCTGGTATTATTTCTCTTCTAAGTCTTCTCTTTAATCTGCCCAATGGTGATTTTAATTTTTTTAATTTTTTATCTACTCTTTCCTTTTCAATTCTTATGTCTTCCAGCTCCTTCTTTAATTTGTTTTCAATCTCTTCCTTTTCTAATTTAAGAGAGTCCAATTCATTCTGAATCTTATCGCTTTCTGCATTAGATACTGACTCATCTTTATTTACTTTAACTTCTTCTTTAGTAACCTTAGACTTCTTTAATTCTTCTAAGCTTTTTAATATTAAATCATATTTCTTTTGGTCTGTAATTATTTGTTTTAATAACTCTAAATTTTTATCTGGTTTAGGTTGAATAGGTTTTTGAGCTTTGGGAACTGGCTTTTGTGGGAATTTCTTATTCTGTCCAGGAACTAATGGTTGCGCTCTTTCTAACTCTCTTTTTAATTCTGCTTCCTTTTCAGTTTTAATCTCTTCCCAATTATCTTCGTTTAATTTTAATAAATGAACCAGCTCATCTTCACTCACATCTTTTAATGCAGGAGAAGACATCGGCGAAGTAACAAGTGTTGTTAATGTCTGCATTCTTCCTTCAACAGCTAACATAGATGGCGTTCCCCATTCGAATTCTATATGCTCATCTGAAAATCCATTAGCTTCTAACACTCTCTTAAATATTTGTTGTTCAATAATCTTTTCAAACTCTGCTTGTATAGATTGAATTCGTCTCTGAAATGAATCCATCTGAACCTTAGCAATCCCCTCTGGAATATTAGCCTTACCCATTAATACCGCAGGTATTTGAAATGCATAAATAAGCATATTAACATCATGGTCTAAAACATCTTTAAATTTTTCTCCAATATCACCAAAATCAATTACACTTAAATCTACCAAATCATCTGTAGCCCAATCTGTTTTATTATGCATTATCTCCATTTGTTTTCCAAAAGCAGTTACATCTTCTTTCTTAGGAACAATCTTAGTATTTCCATCTACCTTTCCTAACTTAGCATGTAGTGGTGAATTAGCTTTTCTATTCATAATCACATGCATATCATGTTCTTCTCTTAATAAATTATCAATAGCTTTCATTGCAGGATAACCAATTCCAAATCCATAAGAGCAATCTCCAACAATATTAAATGGAACAAATGCAATATTAGAAGGCATAAATGAAATTATTTTATCTTTTCTAAATTTATCAAATTCACCAGTATATTGATTAAATCCTTTAATCTTTCCATGCTTATCCCTTTCAACATACATATAAGATGAACTTAATATCTTTAATCCTTTCACTCCGTCCTTTTTGTTTCCGCCAATCTCCAAAAATCCATTTCCTTTAACTAATGCTTCTTTAACCCAAGCTCTTAAAATAGTATCAAAATTAACATCTGTCATAAAATCTTCAATAATCTTTTTTAATCTTTCATCATCAGCAGTTATATAAAATCCAGGACCAACAACATAATCAACATATTTATCTACCACCGCGTTAAAGAAACCAAACTTCTTATACAGCTCTTCTAACTGCTTAAAATCAAATGGATGCTCTTCTCCTAAGTCTTTTGGGAATCGAACTTTCTTGTTTTCAACCTCACCTTTAAACTGCTCTTGTATCAACGTATTGATATTGCCAATTTCGGAAAGAGATGGTTTATATGCCATATCTATCTCCGCAATTTCTCCTACATTATTTTTAAATGGATTCCACATATTAATTATAATATAAAACTTTTTAAAAATATTATTAATTAAATTATATAATTAATTATCCTAAAGTAGGGCTATATCCTTCACCCTCTTTACTTGCCCAACATGCTAAAGCCAATGCATCTGGATAATCATCGTGTCCTTTTTCACTGTGATGTATTTTTAAATCACCAGAACTCATAACTTCATATCGTAAATCTAATAGTTGATATATCAATTTTTTATTATTAGGAATCTTAATCAATCCCTGTGACATCATCTTTTTTAGATGACTATAAATATCCATTTTCGATTTAGTTGTAAAGTGCATCCCCTCAACTTTATATCCAAACTTCTCAACTAACACATCTGTTGGTCCACTTCCCAATCCAGTTTCATCTGTCAGTATTTTAACAAAATTATATTTTTCATCTAGATTAATTATTCTCCCAATACTATCAGTAAGCAATTTATGTTTAGTCTCGACCATCTCTGCAATTTTAAATCCTCCGCCATATCCCATTAGAATCATAAAGACACTTTTATCTTGCCCCATTCTAGCAAAATCAACTCCTAAAAAATAACTATGTAGCCTACCATAATGTATTGGTATTTCATATTCTTCGGTGCACTTATCTATTAAATCTCTTGTAAAATAAATATCTTGGTCTTCAATAAAGTTTCCATAAATCTCTGCTTGAACAAACATACTATCCTCTCCATATTCTTGAATATCTTTCTCAATCTCTTTAATACCTTCTGCTGTTAAATGTGGATTATCCGTGTAATTATAATGGAAACAACCATAATCTTCATCACCCTTCATTCCTCTTTGCCACATCTCCCAAACTTCTCCCTTACCCCAAGGCGTTGTTGTTTCCCATATCGGAGCACCAGTATCATAAGTTAAGGGTTTAATAGCGTTGTTTGCACCTTCCTTAATAAACGCACTTTCATCTTTGAACAATCTATCATAAGCTTCACCTCTTAAACTGTCTGGATTGTCAGCAGAACCAAAATCAACATACGCTCCGCTCTTAAAAGTAATCTTAGGACGAGGAGCCATTGTTACCTTATCAATATCCTGATAAACTTTCGCCTTCTCCATCAGCTCTGTAATTTTATAAAACACAATTAACGTCTGCTTATATGTTGGCGCTATCACCATTTGTCTAGGATATAAATTTAGAACGGCACCCCGTATAATCTCTCCAGCAATAAGTTGACTTTTTCCTGAACGTCTTCCACAAACAATAATTTTATTCTTTTGCGGACTTTTTAAAACTTCAATTTGTTTTTTGTGTGGCTTCTGATTTAAATATGAAACTTGAAACCCTACTGGGTCATAAAAATCATCAACAGTTAAATCAATATCATTTATCATTGTCTAACACAACCATCTGTTCTTGTTTCCAATTCTTTAATCTCTCCACAATCTTATCAGTAGTGAGGTCGACATTAACATTTAAATTTTGTTGAACCGGAGGAAATAAATATTTTATAATATCCATCATCTTATCAGTAATAACTTGCAATTCTTTAAAGTCATCGTCATCAATTTTCTTTTTAAGAAGGTCCATTATTTCTTCAAGCTGGAGCACACAAATTTCTTTGGTCCATTTTCTCTTATGTGGAACTCCTTTTTGTCTCGAACGATATTCATCATCAACTGCTCTTGGTCTTGAGCCGAATCCCAAATTTTTAACATTTGGATTTCCACT